AGTTTTAAGTATTTTATTCATTTCAACATTGATAGCTCTTTCAGCCCACTTTATTGAAAGTTGACCAGTAAGAGTTACACTTTCGGCAAGAGCATTATCAAAATATTTAAAATACTTATTTGCCATCGCGCCATACAAAGAATTAAGTAGAATCTTAATAGCCATTTGATTATTTTCTAGCTGATTAATTTCTGACTCAAGAGCTGTATTTTTTGTTTGCTCATACTCTTGTTTTACTTTAAGCATTTTTTGTTTAATTACACTACGTTCAGCATAGTATTCAACAATTAATTCAGGAATAATACCTTGCTTATTTTTACTAAATGGAACACCACTTGCACATATAGAATACTCATCAGAAGCAGCCTGACCATCAATAAAATAGTGATCAACACCTTGGGTATATTCACCAAATGATTTATCTTTTACAAGAGTTTCAGGAGATATATTAGATTGAACAATTATGTTTGGATATAGAGAATTTAAATCAAATGATACGACCCAATCATGTGAACCAACATGTGGATCTTTAACATAACCTCCAGCAATTGCGTGAGATTTTTGTGGTTCACGGGTACGATCTAAATTACCAGCTGGGTTTTTCTTTGAAGTTTCAGTAGCTCCATGAACAGCATACATACATGGTTTAATCTGTTCAATTGGTGATATTACATTATTTTTAAGAAGTCTTCGATAAATGATTGATTCCCATATTGAAGTTGTACCCATTGTATCACCAAGATTAACACCACCTTTATATGCCATAGTCAATCCAAGATTAATAAGACCCATCTTTTGATCAATACGGTCTACAAGTTGAACATCTTTAATATTATAGTCAATAAACTTTTGATGGTCAGCTTTATATAAACTGTGAAGATTACCATGTTCTTCATAAGATAATTTTTTTTCATTGAGGACTGTATAAGCAATATGGTCAAGCTTATAAGATTCTTGAGCGCCATATGAATAACCAAACTTTTTGAATAATTCAATATAGTCTGCGGTTTGAATACCAACTAATTCATAACTATACTGAGTACGACCCATCTTAGTTATTTGTCTATCATTAACTAGCTTCCATGGAGAAAGTTTATTGGCTGCTTCTTCAGTACCAATATTTTTGATACGATTTACAAGATAAGGAATATCAAAGAAACGAATATGCCAACCTGTAATAACATCTGGATAATTGTTTACCCAATAGTGTAAAAAGGAAGCTAACATAGCTTTTTCAGTATCAAATTTATGATACTTGATTAGATCACCATTCATTTCTAATTCTGTTTTATTTGTATCGTATTCACCTAAACCCCACACTTCGTAAATAGAAGATTTACTAGATTTAAGAGCAATTGATATAATAGGATATGCTGCTTCTTCTGGAATAGGAAAACCATCATCAGATGCTACTTCAATATCAAAATTAACAACGTTAATGTGATTTTGATTAAAATTTATATTATCTGGAAATTTATCTGTAATAAATTGTTGGATATAGTTTCGAGTGCCATAGACTTTAACGCCTTCCATTTCTTTATAAGTTTCAAGAAAATCTTTTGACTCACTCATTTTTTGAAATTTAATAGCATTTAGATATCCACCATCGAAAGAACGAAATTTTGTGGGTTCTTTCGATGGCAAATATTGTGTTGGACCGAATTTAATACGATCTTCTATTCGAGTACCATTTTCAGTATAGCCTCTATATAAAATAGTATTACCATACCGATTAACTGATGTGTAAAAATTATTCAAAACATTCCTCCGTCATTGGAGTAATTATAACATAATATAGAAGTAATGTAAACCTTTAATCTTTCTTCGAGACAAAAGAATACATTTCTTTGGCCTTTGCCATCATATCTTCAACTGAATACATTTTGTAAGCATCCTGCAATTCTACCATATTTTTTTGACCTTGATCATACATATCAGTTGCAAGTTGAATATTCATTTTATATTGCTGATCCATATAGTCTTTAGCCATTTGAAGCATTTCAGCTCTAATTTCAAAGGGATTTTTCTGTGTCATGTGTGTGTTCCTTTTATATTTGTGTTAAAAAGTTAAAAAGGGCATTTCTGCCCTTTTTTGTTAGCTACGCAATTTTTGTATTTCCATCATACATTTTCTCGATTCCTCGTAATATCCCATTCGTGCGAGTTCCGCCGCTGCCTTGGAATATCCCATTGTCAAGTTGAAGCGTTCTAATGCAGACCAAAATCCCGACAATGGCGAAAATATAGTAGATGCTATACTTGTTGCCATTAGCTCCATCCTTTTAAATTAGGATTGGATGATGGTTCGGAATAACGATGGTTTGCTCTTCGAACAAATTCCCAGTCACCTCGTGCAATTGCTTCAATATCACCTCTTGTGATACCAATATCACGCAATTCTTTATCATTTAATGATTTAAGTTCATTACGTGTTTCTCTAACACCGTTTCTAAATTTTAGATGCTTCCAAAATGAAGATAGTGATTCAATAATTAGCTCAATTGCTTTCGTTGAGTAGTTGTGTGCTATTAATATTACTTGTGTCATTTGTTTTCCTCGTTTGACCAATATTGATTTTACGAGGACGCATTTCTTCTGGTATTTCATACTTCAATTCTACTGCAAGTATGCCATCCTGAATATCTGCTCCGTTTACTTGAACGTGTTCAGACAATCGAAAAGTACGTTTAAACTTCTTGGTACTAATACCACGATGAATAAAGTCTCTTCCTTTGCTTACGTGTTCTCCTGTTATCATTAAAGTTCTATCTTTAACTTCAATTGATAATTCATCTTTTGAAAAACCAGCAACTGCAAGTTCAATAAGATACTCGTGTTCAGATGCTCTAATAATATTATGTGGTGGATAATGATCAGCTGCGTGACGAACGGTATGTTCCATTTCATTAAACAGATGATCGAATCCTACAAAAGATGATCGCGGAAATAGTGTTTGTATGCCTGTCATTTTGGTGTTCTCCTCTTCCAAGCAAGAATGTTCTGGGACCAGATTATTCTGCATCCCTCCGTCTTTGGACAATTCCTACGAATTGCCTCTATAGTATATATAGTACTTTATTTAAAAAAGTAAATAGGTTATATCAAAAAAAAATATTATTTTCGACCAATATTATACTTTGGACATAATTCCCATTGGCCTTTATCTTTAAAAGAAATTATTTTAATTTGTCTTAAAGGCGCAACTGGTAAAGCTTTTTGAGGATTATCTATTGTAATCAATCCCCAGTCGGAAATTAATGTAGCAATTGTATTTCTTCTAGATATATCACTCTCTTCAAGAGTCGATTTTTTACCATCGAGTAAAAACAATTCTTTAAAATGGACAACAAAATATCTACCTTGTTTATGTAATATATGACAAGATTGAAATAATTTTTTTTCTTTTCGAGATGCAACGCCAATGCGTGTAAGAGTTTCTCTAACTTTTAGAAAATCATCTGGATCGTTAAGAGTAATCTCCAACATAGATTCAGGAGACCAGTCTACTAAAGTAGCTTCTTCATTCATTTTTTCAACTCACTTTTAATATATTCTATTCACGATAATGTACTCATGATAGATATATTTATACTAATTAAATTTTTAGCGGGTTTTACCACCTTTACTAATTAATGAATGAATTTTTTCTAGGTGATCCTTCGTCATCAATGGAAGAACTTGATACGCTTTTGCTTTTGAATATCCATAATATTCTTTAATAGCATCAATATCTTTTGACTTATCTTCTTTAGTCCATTTAGAAAACCTTTTTCTTTTACGAACAATTTCAAGATAAAAGTCATACTGTAATCTACTATCAATATGAGCATTTAAATTCATCTCATTTGCCATTAACACAGTATCATTAAAATAAGATAAACTACGATTTATCATAAAAGCTGGATAATTTTTTTCATCTAAATCATCATTCATAATATCTTGTTTAGTTGTATTAATACTATTAAGATAATCAAAAGGACTCATAATGCTTGCGCCAATGCTTGAATTCTCATGACATCTACAGAAATATCATGTTTTGGATCATGATGAATAAATTTATCTGCTACATCAGCTGGCATAAATTTATTATTTAAATTAGATCCCCATGCCATGCCATCAATAAGAGACCGTGTATCTCTTATGGTCCACCAAGGATATGGTGTAACTTGATCAGTGTCTTTCATTAAAAAATCAAAAAAGATTGGATCAAATGTATTACCTCGAGTATAAACTTTTTTAAGTTCATCTGGTCTATTTTCAACAAAGAAATCATATAGTTCAGTAATAGATACATCTTCAGTAGATGGTTTTAACTGATATTGAGCTTCTTTCGGTTGGTTTTTCCACCAATCAATAGTGCTTTGCTGAACAGATCGACCATATTCTTTAACCTGTTCATCAACATTAAATTTAATCATATGACAATTCTTTAACAGTTCTTCATACAAATATGGTTTACTAATAAATCGAGATTCATCAAATGAAAGCATAGCAAATGAAATTACTACACCTTTAACTGGATCTTGTGATAAGGTTTCAAAATCGTATACAACTGCATTATCCATTATTGGAACTCCACATTAGCCATTAGCTCTGTCATACATGCTACCACATTTAATTCATGGTCAGCAACAAAAGCATGTTTGTATTGATAGTCTGCAAGAATAAGAACAACCTGTGGTACAGAAGCTGGTTTCATATGGTTATTCATACGATCGTAAATTCCACGAAAAATAGCTGAAGCATCGGTGTCAATATTATTAACAACCCAGCTTCTCATTT